CACCAATTCCACGGGCAGCAAGGTCCGCCCGGAGCCCGACACTGGCAGCATCCCGCTCACCATTGCGTTGCCCTATGGCAAATATGCCTTCGGCAACAGGCGCATCACCATCGCCGAGGACAAATGGGAAATGGTCAATGGCGTGAACAAGCAGGTGAACAAAGCCGGAGATGTCTGGCTGGAAGTGCTCGAGGTCGACGGCGTGCAGCTCAACGCACCGGCCTATATCGCCGAGATCCACCTGGGCACACGCTATGCGACGATCACGCAGCTGAGCACGCCGGATCCAACGCCAACCCCCAAGGAGGATATCGTCTTCACGCAAACATTCTCCGCGGTCGGCTACCAGTCGGAGACGGTGACGGTCACCCTCAGGCCTGAATGAAATTTGTTTCTGTTCAAACAGCGATCGAGAAGCGACCGACCGGCCAGGTCATCCAGCCGACACACGCGCCAATGTGGATGATTCGCGAGGACCGGGAGCTGTTCGGCTTCATTCGTCCCTGCGCGCCCTGCCCAGCTGTGGTGATCCTCAAGGATGATCCTCACGCCTTCATGGATGAGCAGTGGCAATATGGTCTTCGATCTGCGAACTATGCCATGGACCTGGAGGATGTCTATCTGCTCCTGGATAAAGCGCTGGCATTTTCCAACCAGACGGGATTCCGGAAACCCGGCAGCCCGAAGGCAGACTATTTCCACCGGCGAGATCTGGACTGCAAGCCGCCCAACCTGGACAAGGTCCGCAGCTGCGTGCGCAACGTGCTGACCGGCATGCCGCAATACAGCCTGATCCAGGCGATCAAGGAGGTGTACACGCTTGCCGTGACACTGATCAGGAGGCAGACCACATTCATGGCGGCTCGAGCCTCGTTCGCCTCGCTCCTGACCACCGCGAGTAACGTTCTCAATGTCTGGACCTTTGACAGCCGCCAGCCTCCCCCACTGAAACCCGGCAGGATCTACCCAAAGAGAGTCGAGGATGTCAACCCGGACGATTATCTGTATTCACCCCAGACCGACCCTGACAAGTTCGCTGTGGCGAACATCGTGAACAACGCCGGCGAGGTGGTCCAGTTCCCGCGCGGCGGGCTCTATCCCTGGACCGGTGATCATACGCCCTATTCTTTCATGCCCCACATCTCCAATCACGGGTATGGCGATGTGCTCTATCCGCTGGCGAACCTGGTGCCGATCGCTCCAGACGCACCCCTCCCCAGTCCCTACAGGTCCGCATGAGCCCGACTTCATCTTCATCCCTCCGGCTGCTCATGTTATTGATCGAAGACTCGCGCGAAGACGAGGATCTGATCGTGGATGCCTTAAAACGTGCGGGGTTCCTACTGACCCACCAGCGCGTGGAGACGGGAGCGACCATGCAGGTCGCTTTGCTCGAGAGCGCCTGGGACGTGATTGTTTGTGACTATCGTATGCCGCGCTTTACACCGTACCGGGCACTCGAACTGCTGCGGGCGAGCGGTCTGGATGTCCCGTTGATTGTCTTCTCCGGAACGGTCCAGGAAGACGTGGCGGTGGAATTGCTGAAAGCCGGCGCCTCGGATTTCATTACAAAGGACCGCATGCCCCGTCTGATCCTGGCAATCCGACGGGAGCTTCGAGCGAAACAGAATCGCGCCCAGAATCGGTTGGAGATGGAGATCGCCTACGAGCAGACGATCATGGCCTGGGGCAAAGCATTGGAACTGCGCGACACTTATACCCAGGGCCACACGGAACGCACGACGGACCTGGCCTTGCGCCTGGCACGGGCGTTCGAGCTCGGCGGTGAGGACTTCAAGAGCATCTATCGCGGGGCCCTCCTGCACGACGTCGGCAAGATGGGCGTCCCGGATGCCGTGCTGCTTAAGCGGGATGTGCTGAGCGAGGAGGAGCGGCAGATCATCGAGATGCACCCGACCCTGGCATGCGAGATGCTGGCGAATATCCCTTTCCTCAAGGATGCCCTGGACATTCCCTGCTCCCACCACGAGAAGTGGAACGGCACCGGCTATCCCCTCGGGCTGATGGGGAACAATATCCCGTTTGCCGCGCGGCTCTTTGCCGTTGTGGACGTCTACGATGCGCTGAGCAATGATCGACCCTATCGCGCCTCCTGGGAGAAGGCAAAGGTGATCGCGTATCTGCTCGAGGAGCGCAATAAGTCATTTGATCCGGAGGTGGTCGACACATTTGTAGAGATGGTGGGACGAGGATGACAAAGGAAGATATCCCCGTCACCCCTAGGCCCGCCGATCCATTTACCGCGCAGGATGGCGCCCGGCTTTTCACATTGATCGACACCATGACGAAGCGGATTTCGAGCACACTGGAAGAGCAATCGAACCGGCTCGCGATCATGCAAAGGAACGATATCAAGATCCTCGAGCTTCTGCAATTGATCGAGGCGGAATCCTCTGACAGTCGATTAAAGAGACTTGAGCTTGAGATCGAAGAAGCGGAGCGGGAGAGAAAGGTCGCCGAAGAGAATCTCAGGGCGATTGAGTCGAAGATCTCACAGAAGCAGAATATAAAGGATCAAAACCAGGATACCGGAGACAAGTACAAAGCCGCCGCGGCTTCGGCTCTCTCAGACATTGAGAAGCGACGGAAAGACGAGTCCGCGGCCTTCCTTCTCGATCTCAAGCGGTCGATCATCAAAGCAGTGCTGGTCAGTCTCTCAGTCGGCGCGGTTACCGGGACCATCGCCTTTATCTGGTGGCTATTCCAATTGTATTTGAATCGAGGAGGACCCTGATGCAGCTCGACTTCTTTGCTCGCCGCCCTCATTATGTCGATCACATGGCGCCTGTGTATAACGCCCTACCACACGCGCGGCGTGGCGTGTTCCACATTGCCCAGGAACTCGAGTCTTATGCGCGGCAGGAGCTCCGGGAGCCGCGCCTGGAAATCTTTCAGGGCGGTATCCCTGCTGGCGACAACCCCATCATCGTCGCTGCTTATGGTGATCTTAACAAGGTCATCCGCAACCCGCAGCGCAAGATCATCACCATCGAGCACGGGGTTACCCAGGGATTCGGGACGGCCGCCTATCCGAACGGGACAATCGGGAATCGGGACCGGGCCAGCTTTGCCCTCCTGCCAAATGAATACGTAGCCCGGCATTTCCGCGCGGTCCGACAAACTCCCTGTGCAGTCATCGGCACGCCGAAGATGGATGCCTATCTTTCGGAATGGGTCCCGGTGACCCGCCCGGTCGATCCCGGTCGCCCTGTGCTGGCAATCGCCTTCCACTGGGGAAATAGAAACGAGAACCCACCCGAATCCGGCTCCGCCTGGGAACATTACAAGGATATTCTGCTCGCGCTAGGGGAGCGTTATCAGGTAATCGGTCATAGTCACCCGCTGGCCGCGCCAATCTACCGGGAGGCATTCGAGCGAGTGGGAATCGAATGGGTGGAAGACTTCCGGGAGGTCTGCCGCCTGGCGGATATCTATCTCAACGATTTGTCCTCGACGATGTATGAGTTTCTCTTGACCGGCAAGCCGGTCGTCGTGCTCAATGCGCCCTGGTTCCGGAGAGAGATCCACTGGGGGATCCGGTTCTGGGATTACTCGGATGTCGGGATCAACGTGGAAAGTCCCTTTGAATTATTCGACGCGATAGATCAGACACTCGAACAATACGCAACGATCTGCCTGCAGGAACGGCGCCAAGCGATCGCCGATCTATATCCCTATGTCGGACACAGTGCCCGGCGCGCGGTCGACATATTGGAGAGGTGGATAGATGAGCGATCATAAAGCCTGGCTGGAGCATGAGTATCAGCAATGGATAGAAGCGCTCGCGTCCTCCACGGTCCACAATTTCAAAGATCACCCGATGGTCAAGCGCATGCTCGGTGAGATCGAGTGGCCCGGGCCAACCCCCCAGGGTGTGGATCTGGAGCTCTTGACCCGCATCGATAGCATCGGGCGAAGTCAGCCTTCAGGGATCTCCGGGACGGCCTTGCGTATGATTCACTACGCGCAGAAGGTGATCGAGCGACACCCGTCATCCATCGTGGAGATCGGTGGGGGTGTGGGACAGTTCTATGCCACCTTGCGCGCGCTGGGGTATACAGGCAGATACTACATCTTCGATCTGGATGAGGTCAAAGAATTCCAGGATAAATATCTATCAGAAGTGGAGAGGCAGACTGGATTATCGCTTCCTCATTTCCAATACCCGAGATCTTACGATTTCTGCGTTTCCTTCTACGCCCTCGGGGAATTCGACGATGAGACAAAAGCCTGGTACGTCGAGCATGTGGTCCGGAAGTGTCCGCACGGATTCGTGATCTGGAACCCGCACAGCAGCGCGAGTGACGTGATTGATTTCGAGTGTACTGTTACCGATGAAACCCCTTTGCTGTGCAAGGGGAACAAACAACTGGAGTGGTGATCAAAATGAGCGCGTCTCAGTGCATCAAATGTGAACGAATCGTAGGCGGGTATGAGAAATACTGTGACAACTGTGTCAAGACATACGGCGTCAAGCAGGATGAGGTATTCCATAAAAATAACTGGTTCAATGATTGGGAAACGGAACGCAAGATGGAGTTCGAGAAAGATCTGGCAGCCGTTCCGGCCGCGCGTCCCATTCCCGCACCGCAACTTCGAAAGACGATAGGAGAGCAGCTTTTGCCCCTCACAAGGTTGCATAAATCTGGCAAGAATAGCCAGCCTGACTATCGTAAGCGTTTTGGTTCAAAGCCCAAGAAAAAAAACAAGAAAGGATGAATACGATGGTAAACGAAGCGGAAGAGGTTTTACAAAAAATGCAGGAAACCCTTGAAGCTCTGCGGAAGATCAAGCCAGAAGAGCGGAGCGAACAGGCGCGCCGTATTCAGGTCACCATTACCGAATACGAAAAGATGATGGCTTACTATATGGCCTATGTTTTGGGAATGGCAGGTTGAGAATGCCAGACCAGAAGCCTATCCTTTGTCTCGACTTCGATGGTGTCATCCATTCCTATACTTCTGGCTGGAAAGGTATCGACGTGATCCCTGATCCGCCGGTCGATGGTGCCATTGAATTTCTCTACGAGGCGATCGAACATTTCAATGTTTGCATCTACTCCACACGCAGTGAAGCCCTGAGTGGCAACGAAGCGATGCGGGAATGGCTGGCAAAGTGGGACGCCGCATACTGGAACGATCATCCGAATCTTGCTCGACCTCGCACAGCACTGATCCTGAATATCGACTTTCCTTCATCCAAACCCAGTGCATTTGTAGGCTTGGATGATCGGGTACTCACATTCAACGGCACATTTCCAAGCATCAAAACATTGAAAAACTTCAAGCCGTGGAACAAGAAATAATGACCACGATTTCCTTTTCTCAGCTCGGCAAATACGGCCGCCTGGGCAACCAGCTCTTTCAGATTGCCTCCACGATGGGTCTCGCCGAAAAGCACGGCGCGCAGGCTGCCTTCCCCGCCTGGGCATATGAGCCATACTTCGAAACCGAGATCCCTCACGGTCCCCTGCAGACGACTCAAGTCGAGGAGCGATTCTTCCACCACTACGAATGGGACCTGCACGGGGATTGCGACCTGTTGGGCTATATGCAGAGCGAGAAATACTTCGGCACGCAGCGGTTGAAGCTCAAGCCTTCTTTCGTCCAGGAATGCAAAGCGGCCTTCGATGTTTTCCAGCGAGAAACAATTTGCATCCAGGTCCGCCGCGGCGATTATGTCGGCAACCCGGGTTATTACCAACTCTCCCCGAATTTCTATCTTGATGCACTGGTGACCCACTTTCCCAACTGGCAGGACTTCAACCTGCTGATCACGTCCGACGATATCGAATACTGCCGGACGATGTTCGAGGGCTTGCCTAACGCCTACTTCTCCTCATCCAATACTGACATCCAGGACCTGGCCCTGGCAAGCGCCTGCGATCATTTCATTATCTCGAATTCCTCCTTTGGCTGGTGGTGCGCCTGGTTTGGAGAGAAATCCCACTCGAAGATCATCCACAGCGGGCACATGTATGCCGGTCACCTGGCACGCAAGGACATCCGTGACTACCGCCCCGCGCGCTGGACGGAGTACAAGAGAGAGTCGTATAAAATCCCGCTGCGCGACCTGACGTTTACCATCCCTCTCCGCTATGACCATGAACACCGGAAGGAAAATCTTAATCTGATCCTCTATATGCTCCAATCCTCCATCGATGCAAACTACATCTTTTGCGAGCAGGGCGGAAATAAATTTGAGTACACCGCTCAGTGGGGCAAGTATATGACATTGGACTCGGATGTGTTTCACCGGACGAAGATGCTCAACGACATGGCCGTTTCGGCGGAAACGCCCTACATCGCCAATTGGGACGTGGATGTGATCATTCCGCCCGCGCAGATCCTGATGGCTGTGGAAAGCTTGCGGGCAGGCGCGGATATGGTTTACCCATATGATGGTCGTTTTGCTCGCATGCGTCGGGAGGACTGGTGGCCGCGGATCCATGGCGCACGCGATATTGGGATCGTGGGGAATACGGTCTTCAAAGGCCGTACGCTTGACCACAACAGCGTGGGCGGTGCAGTGCTGTGGAACAAGGAATCGTTCATTGATGCGGGGATGGAGAACGAAAACTTCATCTCGTTTGGGCCGGAGGACTGTGAGCGGCACGACCGGGCGAAGATCCTGGGCTTCGATATCCGTCGCGTAAGGGGATCGCTCTTCCACATGAACCACTGGGTCGGGCCCGACTCGACCCCAAGCAATCCGTACTTCCAGCATAACAACGAGGAGATCGAGAAGATCAGACGGATGGATCAGCGCACGCTTCGTGAATATATCGGCACCTGGTCCTGGCGTCACCAATACACCACGCGTTATTACGACGCCATCAGCGAAGGGAGCATTGCTTCTGCCCGTGTGGTTATGCGCGCTCTGGGTGAAATCGGTATCAAACCGAAATCGATCGTCGACATCGGCTGTGGCGTGGGCGAATGGAGCAATGGGCACTCGGATTACACCGGGGTCGACTACCGGGTGAGGCGCGAGGACTTATTGATCCTGCCTGAGCGGCTCGTCGAATGCGACCTCAACCGGGAGTTCCCCCAGCTGGACCGCACATTCGACTTGTGCCTGTGCCTGGAAGTGGCTGAGCATCTGAAACCCAGTCGCGCGGCAGGATTGGTCCACTTTCTGTGCTCCCTGTCGGACCGAGTCTTGTTCTCGGCTGCCATTCCCCGCCAGGGCGGGACCGGGCATGTCAACGAGCAATGGCAATCCTGGTGGGCGGATCTGTTTGCCCAGGAGGGATTCGGGCCCGCCTGGCATCAGCCGGACATCCGGAGTTGCGAGGAAATGGAATTTTGGTACCGGCAGAATATCGTTCTATATGCCCGCGGCGCGAAGGGTCACGTGAAGGACTTCGTTTTGCCAGCATACTATTTGCAGATCGTGGAGGCGTTACGACGGTAACGGCATGCCAAAGCCACCGAAGGGAAAGACCCTGACCGATAGGGAAGACGCCTTTTGCAGAGCGTATGTCGTCAACTGGAATGGCACGCGCGCTGCGATCGAAGCCGGCTATTCCAAAAAGACAGCCAGGAAAATAGCTTCCCAAAACTTGTCAAAACTAGACATTCGGGCACGAATCAAGGAGCTGATGAAGGATAAATTGATGGAGCAGGAGGAGGTCATGGCTCGCCTGGCGGATATGGCACGCACAAACATGGCTGAACTCACGGAGCTCTATGATGTGCCCATCCTGGACAAAGAGGGAACCTACATGGGTGATCGTCAAATGGTGCGGCTCAAGCCAGAAACGTTTGAGCAATATGGTCACCTGATCAAGTCGATCACACCCGCGTCCGCCGGCGGTTTCAAGATAGAAGTCTACAGCGCCAAGGAAGCCCTGGAACTGATCGGCAAGCATCACAATTTATTTACGGAGAAGGATGACGAAGGAAACCCAATTACCGACGAGCAGCGAGTTGCGAGAGTTGTGGCAATTCTTGACGCCGCAAGAGCGCGACGAACTCGATGACCTTCTGAGTAATGTCCGGATTTCGTGGACGCCTCAGGCAGGCCCGCAAACAGCCGCGTACGAGTCCGACGCGGATGTCATCGGATATGGTGGCGCGGCGGGTGGGGGCAAGACAGATCTGCTGCTCGGTTTTGCCGGTACGAAGCATCACCGTTCGATCATCTTTCGACGAATATTTCCACTTCTGGAAGGCATCGAGGCTCGCAGCCGAGAGATCTATAACCAGGATTCCCAAAACCGCCAGAAAGACCGCTACAATGAATCCTTACACAGGTGGGAATTGACGGAGGGTCGGACGGTTCGTTTGGCGGCGATGCAATACGAGAACGATAAAAAGAACTTTCAAGGTCGCCCATTTGATTTCTACGGCTTTGATGAAGCGACGGAATTCACGGAGACACAAGTCCGCTTCGTGACGGGCTGGAACCGCACGACGCGCGAGGGGCAAAAATGCCGTGTGGTTATGACGTTCAACCCGCCGATGGACGAAGCTGGCGAATGGGTGACGCGCTACTTCGCGCCGTGGTTAGATGACACACATCCCTCCCCTGCTAAAGATGGCGAGTTGCGTTGGTTTGCCATGGTGGACGGCCAGGAAGTTGAGCGTCCCAGCAAAGAGCCTTTCGAACATGAAGGGGAAATCATCTCTCCCAAGAGTCGCACGTTCTTTCATGCCAAGCTTTCGGACAACCCGATCCTGGAGGCGACGGGATACGGCTCGACCATTGATGCCATGCCGGAGCCGATCCGGACACTGCTCAAAGGCAAGTTCGGCGCATATAAGATCGTTGACCCATTCCAGGTGATACCCGCCGCATGGGTGCGCGCCGCGCAAGAGCGCTGGCTCAACAGCGAAGCAGGTCTACGAATCACCTCGATCGGAATAGATGTCGCGCGAGGGGGTAATGACAAAACAGTGCTTGCGCCATTGCGCGGGGACAGATTTGATGAACTGAAGAAATACCCCGGCGCGGCAACCCCGGACGGTAAAACCGTTGCCATGTTGGCAGGGCAGATCATCATAGAGAAACATAAACCAATCATCGGCGTGGACGTCATTGGTATCGGTGCGGCTGCCTACGATGCGATGAACGATGGCGAAAGAGCCGTGATTGGCGTGAATTTCGGTAGAGGCTCCGATAAGTTCGACAAGAGTAAAAAGTTTAAGTTTGCAAACATCCGCGCGGAAGCTTATTGGAAATTACGCGAGGCACTGGATCCTGATTACGGAGCAACGCTTGCTTTGCCTCCTGACAAGGAATTGCTGGGTGATTTATGTGCACCAAAATGGGAGATCCGAACAGGCAAGATCTACATTGAGAGTAAAGAAGAGATTATCAAAAGACTGGGACGTTCCCCTGATTGTGCCGATGCAGTCGCCATTGCGTGGTGGTCTGTGTTCATCGGCGTCGACTGGAGCGCCGCCGAAGGTCTTGGAAAAGTCGAGGGTTACAGATCCCCATGGGAGTAACCGATGTCTAAATTTTTCATACAACCCTTCCCGGCCCATTTCATTGGCTCGAAGATCATTCTCTCGGGCGTGATGACCGTCTTTTACTTCGGACGGCTGATCGCACTGGTCAACGAGTCCGGAGATATAGTCTGGCGGGATCGCGCCTTCCCGAAATTTCTTGTCGAGTATTTGATCGAATTTCCACCACCGGACGAAAAGCGAACCCGGTGGAATTGAAAAGGAGTTTACCCATGCCTACCACCACGAAGACGAAATCCAACGGTCACGCAAAAGAGGAGGTGCAAGTCCGCATCCTCCTAAACAACGCCGACGAGAAAGGCACCAGCGGACTGAGACAATGGGGTGGCTTTATCCAGGCCGCCTATAACGCCGCACTCTACTGGCCGAACGTTCAGCCACTCTACTCGAGACTCCGGACCTCTATGCCGGAGATCGTGATGGTGCGGCGCGCCTTCTCTTCCTGGGCGCGCAACATGCAGCCTGTCGTCGACCTGCCAGAAAAACCGACCGACGATGATAAGCGCTACCAGGACTTCATTTATTCCGACTTCGAGAACATCGAGGGCGGCAGCGCAAAGCTGCTGGATACGATGGTCAACCACGTCCCCTTTTATGGCTGGGGCTGGTGGGAGGCGGTGCCGGCGCTCCGGGATCCAACCTGGGTCCCACCTTATCATGTCGACCAGCAAGGGAATATCACGCCGGATGAATGGCGCTCTGAGCAGGATGACGGCTTGATCGGCCTACGCCGCCTGGCCTGGCGCGACACATCCACCTTCTACGGCTGGGAATTCGACGGCACCAAGAAGATGATCGGCATGAAGCAGCAGGACTTTCCCAACCGCGCCGTGACGCTGAGTAAGAAGGATTCCCTGCACATGACCTTCGGCGATCCAAATAATCCGGAAGGTTCCACGCCGCTCGAGGCGGTCTGGCGCCTGGAGCGTATCAAGTATGGATTGGAGGTCATTCAGGGCATCGGCTTCGAGCACGCCGCGGGGCACGCCAAGTTCAAAAAGACGGAGCAGGGCACACTCTCCACGGAAGATAAGCAGAACGTGGCGACGGCTGCCAAGAACCTGCTCAGCGCGCAGGAAGGCAACTATATGTTCCTGCCCTTTGGGGTCGAGGGCGAAGTGATCGACATCCCCTTCCAGGCGGCAGGCTCGCTGCTCGAGGCGATCAAGCATTATTCCATTCTGGCACTCTCGGTCTATATGATGCAGACGATCATCCTCAACACTCTGACCGACACCGGCGCGCGGGCCGCTGCCGTGGATAGCACGCAGCTGGCGATCTTCTCTTTTAACTCCATGATGGATGGCTTCGCCAATCAATACGACGACCAGATCGGGCGCCGGCTGTGGGAATGGAACAAACAGGCCTTCCCGAACGCCACCAGGCGGCCGAATATCCGTTTCAGCCACGTGGAGAACAATATCGACCTGGGGGCACTGGGGACATTCCTTAGCCAGATCAACGGGATCCTTCCTCTGTCGCTGGACGACTACAAGGCTTTCCGGCAGCGGAGCGGCTTCCTGCCGGAGAACAACCCGGAGCCTGGCGACGTGGAAGAGGTCCGCGCGCTGGATGACGCCGGGAAGCAGGAGCCGCCAGTGCCACTGAACCCCGATAACCAACTGCCGCCTGACGTCAAGGTCAAAGCGAACGGCTCGAAGGGTTCCAGTGAATTCTCTTTCCCTGACGTGTCCCACCAGGAATTCGATATGATGAGCCTGCGGGATGCGAACCGGCTGATCCGCGAGTACAGCGTGTAATATGGTTCTCCCTTCCCGCGGCACCGCCGTTTCCACTCTTTTCCTACGCGACCCGGACACTGCCCTGGCGCTGGACCTATGGGATCGCTACTCGGGCGCGCCGGGACTACTCAACGCGGCACCTGTGACCAGCCAGCGACGCTTTGGTTATGTTTACGATCCGGACGCCGAGCGTTACACCAATGTAGCCAGTGGACGCACGGTGACGGATGCGCAGTTGCGCCGATATGTCTTCAACGTCTCCAACCAGGCGAACCTGCGGATGAAGAAGACCACCCAGCAGCTGATCGCCGGCGTGATCCTGCTGGCAGCCTGGTATGAGGAGATGCGCTCGTTGATGTCCGCCCTTTACCGCACGGTCTTCCTCCTGTCGATCGGCGGCTTTCTCTTCGAGGACGACACCGCCCGCAATCTCTTCTATCTGCTGGTCCTGCCTCAATTCGCCCGGCTGGATAACTTCGAGCGCCAGCTCGAGACGGGTATTCAGAAACTGGACGGACGGGCCATGAGCCGCGCCGGACTGTATGGCAGCTACGGATACAGCTTCTGGCAGAACCTCGGATTGGAGCACTCGAAGAAAAAGGGATTGACCGAGGCGCGGCGGATCCTGGGTCCCACGGAGATCCATTGTCGTGACAGCAGCGACCGATCGGGCTGCTGGGAGTTATGGAAAAAGGGTTGGGTGCCGATCGGCGAGATGGTCCCCATCGGAGAGGCGACTTGTTACAGTCATTGCCAATGCCATATCAAATACAGGTGAAATTATGGATACAACTAACCCCATCCAAACCCAGGTCGAAACTGCCCTCAACGATGTTTCACCGCGCGTGCATGAGCTGATGCAGCGGCTCGACCGTCTGCCGCCCGGCACTTACCAACTTACCATCATCAAGAACGAAGTGCGCGCCGCGGATTGGACTGGCGAGATTCTTCAGGTCGAGTTCAAAAAGGTTGAGCAGTTCTACGTGTCAAAGTCTGGATCGTATTCAGCGGAGTAGATTTGTAAGGTAACGATATACTTGATGCACAGGAAAGGTGAAAGATGAAAACAGTTATCGACGCTCAAAAAAGGACCGTGACACTTGTTCCTGATAAAGTCGCCCCCGCCCTATGCCTTGACCTGGATGGCACGATTCGCTATTCCAAGAACGGCGAGTTTATCAACAAGCCCGAAGACGTAGCTTTATTTGAAGGTGTTGAACCCAAGTTATGGGAATATCGCAACAAGGGTTATTTGGTTTTCGGTATTACCAATCAAGGCGGTGTCGCTTATGGCTTCAAAACTCATAATGATCATCTTGCAGAACTGGACGCGATGCTCGCCTTGTTTTTCGAGAATCCATTCCATATCATAAAATCCTGCTTCCATCATCCCTTTGGAAAAGTGGAGCCATATAACCATCGCTCACTACTTCGCAAGCCTGATATCGGCATGTTGGCTTTGTGCGAAGTTGAAGCATTTGAAGCAGGCATTATCGTGGATTGGGACAATAGTTTGTTTGTCGGTGATCGTCCCGAAGATGAACAGTGTGCCAAAAATGCAGGCATAGCTTTTCAATGGGCTCATGAGTTTTTCGGTCGAACAGGTTTGTAACCTATCCGCTATTGTAAAAAATTTGTTTTTGTGCTAGACTTTTGCCAATCGAATAACGCACGTGGTCTTTGTTGGCCCGCCCTCCCTACGGAGGCGCGGGTTTTTTTCATTTCTGGAGAGCGTATGCCCTGGTTAGTCAAAAAAAATGGCGAGAAGTTCTGTGTCTATAAAAAAGGCGCGGACGGCGAAGCAGAAGGGGACAGCCTGCATTGTTATGAAGGCAATGAGGCCGAAGCGCAGGCCAAGAAATACATGAAGGCGTTGTATGCGAATGCCGATATGCAGGTCCATCTCTCCGGGGATTCCCTGGACCAGCGCGCGACCGCGGTGCGCGAGGGCTTTGTCAACACCTTCCAGCCTCAGTATCAACCCGAACAGGACTCCTATTGTTATATCCGTGAGATCTACGACGAGTACGTGATCGTAGAGAACAGGGGAAAGCTCTACAAAGTCACCTACACCAAAACCGACAACGAGCTCACCTTCGCGGCCCGCGACCAATGGCAGGCCGTCAAGATCGATTACGTGGACATGTCTTTCCTGGACCGCGTTCTTAAGTTCCTCGGGCTGAAAGCTGAGCCCGGACAGGAACCTAAACCCCACGAAGACCTGTGGGCCTTCTCCTTCACAGAGCTGTCGGCCTCCCACAAGGCGATCGACGGCCTGGCTGCCAATGACAACGACCCGTATATCTCCATGAGCGGGCAGGAGGTATACATCAAGAGCGGTGACCTGGCTGCCTACATCGAAAACACACAGGCGATCATCGAGAGCACGAAGACCGAAAGCGGGGAGATCGTCGGACTGCCCATCGATATGGAAGGCCATAACCACAAGGGCGGCGCGGGCTGGATCGTCGGGCTGGAACTGGACAGCGCGCGAAGGGTCATCCGCTTCCTGGTCAACTGGACCGAGAAGGGGATCGATCTCATCAAGGGGAATTTCAGCCGGTTCTTCTCTCCCTCCGTGGATACGGAGAACAAAATGATTCTAGGTGGTTCGCTGACCAACTGGCCAGCTTCACGAAATGCGAAGGGGCAGATCCTGTTGCGCCCCGTCGAACTTAGCCAATCCATAAAGGAGATCGATATGGAAAAGACACTCATGGAAATCCTTGCCGAGCTTCCCGGCAAGGTGGCCGAGGCGGTGCGCGGTGGGAAGCCACAGGAAACGCCCCCCACCCCAACCGCCCCTGTCGAATTGGAAACGGAGATCAGCCCGCAGCTCAAGGAACTCCTGCGGACCCCGGAAGGGATCGAGGAGCTGGGCAAGAAAGCGCAGGAACTGGCGCGCGATGCGATCCATCTGGAAAAGCGCAAGATGCACACCGTTCAATTTGCGTCGAAACTCGCAGGCGGTACGGCGGAGCATCCGGTCGGGTTGAAGGTCCGCCCGAACGAAGTCGTCGCGCTCCTGCTCTCCCTGCCCGAGCCGCAGGCCCTGGCGGTAGAGAAGATCCTGGCGAATGCCCTGGATGGCGCGATCAACTTCTCGATGCGCGGCCTGGATGGTAACGGCTTCATCCAGAAGCCTGAGCTCCCCAAAGAGGTCAAGCCCTACCTCAAGACCTGGGTGGAGGCGGGTAAGACCGTCGGCGAGTTCTTCAAGCTCAACCTGGAACTCGGCAACCCCGAGGATTACAACCTCGCCGAATTTGCAAAGAAGGAGTCGTAGCCATGACCGACCTTACTGCAAATGCCCCTCTGCGCTTCAAAGGAACGCCCGTTTCCGAGCGCTGGAACCTGGACAGTTCGACTGCCCAGAACCTCTACCGCGGCCAGCCGATGATCATCGATGTGAGCGAGGACACAGAAAACGCGCGCGGCTACGTGGACGCGACGGTGATCGCCCCATCTGATGTGGTGCTGGGCATTGCCGCCGAAGGCAAGACTGTGGCGGCCGGCGATCCGGAGACCAAGGAGATCGAGGTCTATGTCGCCCCGACCTGGGTCGGCTTCAAATCCACCGTGTTCAGCACGAATGATGACCTCGGTAAGATCGTATATATGTCCGATTCGGGCACGCTGGCGGATATGGTGTATGCCGACAATCCCGAGATCGGCATCCTGCGTAAGATCGAAGACGGCTATTGCTTTGTCGAACTCACCACGCCCAGAAACGCGTCGCGAGCATAAGGAGATGACGAAATGACTATTAGTGGCGAAGTCCCTACCCTGCTCAAGATGGCCGCCCAGACTGGTTTTCTAACCAGCGCGCAGCCACCCGTCCCTCTCTATGCTCCGATTGCATCGACTTATGATATGCCCGCCAACGCCATCGACCTGGTGGATATCGGCGGCGCGCCCATGCCGACCCAGACCAAAGGCCAACCGAACATCCAGGGTTTCATCGAGAAGACCCTGCCGGTCAAGCCGCTCGACTGGGATATCGAAGTGATGATCTCCTACAATGCCGTCCGCGACGACAAGACCGGGCAGTTGGAAAAGCGTGCCCGCGCTGCCGGCGATAACTTCCAGCGCCACATCGCCCAGCAAGCCTACCAGGCCTTGAACGATGGCGATGGGACCCCCAGTTTCGGCGCAGGCTACGACGGGCTGTCGTTTTTCAATAACGCTCACGTCGACAAGGGTGCTGCCTACCAGACAGTCCAGGACAACCTGGACGCGCTGACTTTGAGCACCACGAACTTCCCGACCGTCTATACAAAGGCACAGAAAACACGCGACGATCAGGGTGTGTTCACTCAGTACACCTACGATTTGCTGGTTGTGTCGCCTGACCTGGCGAACGTCGCCTGGCAGATCACGGCGGTCCGAGGCGGCAGTGATGATCCCACCAAGGGTAATCAATATGCGGGAGTCGTGAAGCACATCGTTGCTCCACAGCTGGATAGCACGGCCTGGATCCTGGTCGCCTCCACCGAAAACGTCAAGCCGATCATCGTCGTCATGCGCGAGAAACCCAATCTGCAAGCAACCTGGTTCGATCCGCATGGTCCAGATGGTGGGACGTATTTCTTCAAGTTCCACGCGGCCTACAACCATGTCTATGGTGACTGGCGGACCGCCTATATGGGAAATAGTTAGCAGACATATCCCTGAGAACCAAAATCAAAAAGGCGGGTACGCTTTCGCAGCCGCCCGCCTTTTTCGCTTGATGAGGTGAATCATGTTGGCAAGAGTGAAACAAGACTATGCAGCGGGTCCGGTGATCGCGTTCTCTGGTCGTGAGTACGTCCGCGGCGAATGGCGCGAGGTTCCGGCCGGCTTCGAGGAACAGGCCAAGAATCATCCACTACTGGACACCCAGCCATCCCTGGAGGAAGTGCGCAGGGGTGGCACAATGGCGCCAGGCTTGACACTTGCGCCTGCGCGCAGTGCAGGTGAAGAATCTACCCCTGAGCCGACAACGGAAACAGTCGTTGCCGTTTCCACCGAAACGGCGGAAGCACCGGCAAAAGAATCGCCCGCCACATCTGAGCCCGAAGAGAAGCCCAAGACCCGTCGCACGCCCTCGAAGAGGGCAGGCGCGGCAGAGGAATAAGTGACGGTCGCTGCCAATTCCTACGGCTCTGCTCCCGGTGTGGCCTCGTACGTCCCGCGCTACGCCAATACAAGCGCGACCTTCGACACCAACACCCGTCCGAAGCTGACGCAGATCGAGTCGTTCATTGACCAGATCTCCAGCCTCGTCAACGCGATCCTGGTAAGCAATGGCTTTCATATCCCTATCACACAGGCAGACGCCAAGCTGGCCATCACCATCTTTGTCGAGCAGGAAGTCGCGGCGATCGCCGAGGGGATCAACGGCAGCGGGCGATTCGGTCCGACCACCAAGACGCCGAACCAATCCCGCTTCCAGATCATCATGGAGGATATCAGCGCCTTTATCCTGGAACATGCGGATGGACTGGAGAACCTCGGCGCGCAGCGTGACCAGCCGAGCGGCATGGAGATCCTGACGCGCGGTGTGGATCCGGCAGGCAAGGAATCGTTCCCCATCTTCCAGCGGAATGCCTTTGGGAATGTGTTCGAGAACTGGACGGACGAGTAGATCATGATCACGCTCGAGCTGTCCTATGATCGATCCGTGCTTCACAATATCGGCAAGAGTATCGATCAACTTGCCGAAGAAGCGCGTCCCCTGGTGCGGGTGCTGGGAAAGAGATATGTAGAGCTTGCGCGTGAAGAGTTATCGAAGCCAGGGCGTTTCTCCGAGTCGATCTCCTTCCAGGAATTCGGGAACAAGGACTCGTTTGGTTTCTACGGCTTGAGTGCTAAACCCATTGGACACTTCATCATCCTGGGAACGAAGCCACACAAGATCGCACCGCGGCGCGCTGGTGCTCTTGCCTTCTTCTGGACCAAAGTCGGTGTCTTTACCGTGGTCCCCAAAGGTGGAGGCTTCAAGACCCATCAGGCAAACGGGAAGCTGTGGATCGGCAAGGGCTTTGTCCAGCATCCGGGGACCCCGCCGAATCCCTTCCCGTCGCGTGCACTTGAACGGTTGAAGGTCGATGTGGACAAGGTGCTCAAGACTCTGGGTGATCGCTGGATCCAGATCATTCATGGAGGCGCCCGGTGAGCGAGGCGACCCTGCAAGCCGACCTGCAGAGAGAGTTCCTGACACTTTCTTCTCTCTTCAGCACGGGCGATGTGACGATCAATGACTGGGATGTGCTGGACGGTCCCATCGCAAACGCGCCCTACATCGTCATCGAGAACAGCGATGATTTTGCGATCGCCGCCATTCAGACCAGCCCGAGCCGGCTATGGATGATCCCGTTCACCCTGTTCGTCCAATGGTTGGACTGGGGAACGAGTGAGGTCGCCTTCGCGGCCACACGGCAGCCGGTCCTGGACCACCTGGTGAACAAGGCCTACGCCGCTGCCAGCGGCAACCTGAATTTCGGGCTGCGCTCGATCCGTTCGGGCGGCCCGATCGGTTTTGTCTACGACCGCTATGTGGAGAACGAGCCGGAAAGCCTGCCGGTCTTTCTCTCGCAGCGAATCATCGTTGAGATTGCAGAAAAATAGGAGCTACTATGGCAGATAAACCTTTTGTCGGATTTGGCGTCAGGCGGGGCAGGATCTATGAATTGGATACCTATGGTCATCCCAAAGCGCCCAGCACCAGTCCCTACATCGGCTTGAATCTCTACGGGATCCGGGCCTTCAACCTGACTGATCCACCCGCCCGGATCATCTCCCACTTCGACGGCGACAAGGTCGCCCAGCAGCAGACGTTCCCGCCGACGGATGCCTCTTCCGGAGCCATTACGATCGATGGCTCGGACATGGATATTTCCGCCCTGGTCGGCAGTGTCATCAAACGAGATATCTCGGGCATTGAGATCCTGCCATCCATGACAGACCAGCGCGGCAATGAGCCGTTGGTCGGGATCCTGGTCTACCAGGCGGCAAAGGACTCTTCTGGGAATATCGGCTGGCATACGAGGATCGTGCCGCGCACCACGGCTATCAAGCAGGACGGCTCGTTTGGCGATGCCAATTACGAGACGACCTATAACCTGGCGCCCAGTGCCTCCGATTCGCACTTGTGGGGTGAGGTGATGACAGACCTGGCGGATGGCACGCAGCACGCTGGCTGGGTGGAAGCCTTTTCCCCCAACCCGGCGATGGTCACGGCCTGGAAAGCCGATGGGGTCGTAACAGATTTCCTGTTCGATACGAGTCACCAGCCCACAGACGCATCCTACAGCGTGTTCCGCGCGAACGCGTCGGGTGTCATTACGCCCATCTCATCCGGACTCACCAAGACCACCACTATGTTGGACTTCGATTACGCTGTCCCTACAGGTCATATTTTGATGGCAATTCATCAGTTCCCACAGGCGAATGCGTAACATGGCCGAATTACCTTCCAAAAAAATCAAGGTTGCAGGCCGCGCGATCACCGTCTTCAAGGCGTCCTACGTGATGAGCCTGCAACGATCGGTGCTGATCGCCGATGCGAACAAGGAAAAGCCGAACGGCGAATATAAGAACCTGGATTCGTCCGTTGTGACCTATGTACACCAGCTGTTATTTCCATCGCTGGTGGCCTGCAGTCATGGCAAGCTCCCCACCGAGGAGGAGTTTCTGAATCTGCTGGAAGAGGATGTTCAGAAGTGGATGGACGTCGCTTCGGATTTGAACCCGGATTGGTTCTCCATCCAGAATGAGCCGAAAAGGGTCAAGGAGGAGAAAGAAAAAAACGCATAACGGCGATCTTGCGTCTCTACGACCGCATGCAGAGATTGTCGGTCGAAGAGAACAAGACGCCGGACAGCAGTTTGCCCGATCCATCTGAATGGGGGATCTCAGCCAGCGAGACGGAGTGGGCGTATGACTTATGGGTGCAGTGGCGGGCACTTGGAAAGCCGCCGAATGTATCTGTGCTGGTAAATGAGATCGCTAGCGGTTACGGGGGTGTCATTACTTTGTTGTTAGAGCTGGAATCCATTTACGCCAAGACGAAGCAACAATTAGAAGAACAAAAACCGAAACATGGCAAGCAATAATTATGATCTGATCCTGCGCTTTATCATGGACCAGTCTTCGCAACAAAAGACGAAGGCTGGCGTCGACGCGCTGACCGGCGAGATCGGCGACGTAGATAAGATCCTGGATGCCGTCAACAAAGATTTCGACACGCTGGATAAGAAGATCAAGGAAGCCACGAGTGTCAAGGAGATTGAAGGCCTCCAGCGCCAGCTCAAGGACGTCGAAAAGCAGGTCACCGAAATCACCAAAGCCTACTCTTTGCAGGCGCGGGTTCTTCGCGCGGAAGCCGCATCGCTGACCAGTGACTTCGAAAAAGCACGCCTCGCGCAGATCAAAAGCATTGGCGATCAGATCGGCAGGGCGTCCGGCGGCGCGCTGGTTGCGGGCGGCGCCATCCTGGGTGGCGCCTTTGCCGAATCGAATCGGTTTGCGAAGGAAGCCGAAGACACCGGCAAAGCGACCCAGGCGACAAGAGAATGGACAAGAGCCACGCAGGAACTTGCCCAGGCGCGTGCCCGTGTGGATACGGTGCTGCTGCGCGAGACGTTGCCTTTGCTCAAACAGGCTGCTCGTGTCGCCAATGAAGCCGCGGCATTTGTCGAGAAAAATCCCGAGATCGTATCGGCCGCGCTCAAGACCGGCGAGGTCCTGGTCGCACTCGGCGCGGTGGGTGTGGCAGTCTCAAAAGGGATCCGGCTGTATGCAGATGTCCAGGCATTGGCACTTGGCACGCAGCAACTAACGGCTGCCAAGTTGCAGGACACTGCCGCGGACAAGCAACTGATCGCGGCGCGGATACGGGCTGGCGTGGATGTGCCTGGGGCAGCCAAAACCGCCGAAAAGGTGGTGGGAGGCGCCTCATTGTTACGACTCGGACCGCTTGCGGCAATCCTTTCCGGCGCGGCTCTGTATTCCGGTATTGGAAGAGCCGCCAGTAATTTCGGCGCGCGGGCGTTTGGTTTCGAATCGCCGGAAGTGTTTTGGAAACTGATTGGAGAAAAACTACACATCCTTAAACAGGAAGCTGACAAGACAGCTGCCAGTGTTCAAAATGCTGCAACTGGATTGGGTGGTCTTTCGTCAGAGATGCAACAAAAGGTTGCATCTGCCTGGCAGTCCTGGCAGGAGGACGATGCAAAACTGGTTCAGGACGCTGCCGACAAGAGGGTCAAGATCGTCGCGGATTCTGAGAAACGCGTCGCCGACGAGACGAAAAAATATACCAGCCAGGTCTCCAAGATCAACGAAAGTGCTAATAAACGCGCCGCCTCGATCACGGCTAACTATCTCCAGGCGACTGCCCAGGACGAAGCCAACTACCAGGAGCAGCGCGCCAAGATCATCAAGGATGGGGGCAAGGAGATCCGTGAGATCGAAGCGGACCATCAGGAACGACTGCGCGAGCTAACCAAGGAACATGCTGAGCGCGTGCAGGATCTGACAGCTTCGCGCGACGCGCTTGGGTTGGCAAAAGAGCAGAGACGATTCAGTGAACAGCAGGAAGAGGAGAACCGCAACACTCGGATCGAGATCGCCAAGCGTCGCCAGGATTTGGCGGAACGGCTGGCAGAGCTGGACCATGAACACGCGGCTGAGCAGGCACAGCGCCTGGCACAGTTCCAGCAGGACCTGGCAGAGAACGAAGCCCAGCGCAAGGAACAACTCCAGGAAGCCGCTGCCGCCCACGCCGAGGAACTGCGGCAGATCCATGAACAGCGCATGCAGCAGTTACGAGAACTGCAGGAAGGCTTAAACGCTGAACGCGCCAGAAGGCGTGAAGTGTTCATTGCCGAGATTCGGGACTTGGACGCAAGCCTACTCGGGGAAAAGAACCTGAAGGTCAAATACTATAACGCCATGCTGACAGACGCGGACGTCTGGTTGGCAAAGTATCGCGCGAAACTGGCAAGCGTTGGAGGCTCTACAAGTACGACCATGGCCCCTATGACGGCACATGCTGCAGGTGGTTACACCGCAGGGGTCGTGCGGACCGGTGAAATGGGTGTGGAGTACCTCCTATCCAACCGGACCACCCGCGCCGCAGAGAATATCATCGGCGGAGGCTTGACCCAGGATGCGCTTCTGAACACTTTGGCTCGAGGTGCAGGAAGCGGACGGTCCCTGACCATCCACGAGAACAGCCGATTTGATGGGCGAATTTCCTCGGCTGAGGTCCGCATGATCAGGCGCGATACCCGGGATGAAATTATCAAGGAGTTTCTGGGCACATGAGCCGCATAGTTTCAACTCTCAACCCCCAATTTTCAGGGAGGGGGAATGCCTAATCCAAACGACGTCAAGATCGGAACCTATGCGGGCGGCACAGGCGGGATGGTCACCCTCAAATCGCTGGGCATCCCTGCGCCGCTGATGGATTTCCAGGAATTCTCCCAGGAGACTGCCATGGGCGATGCCACGATCGAGGGCAATGGCTGGCCGGTCTCGGAATGGCACTGGGGATATCTGACAGCTGCACAATACAACGCGCTCGCTGCGTTTCGTACGGCCAAGACCACCCAGGTATATATCCGGGATCGGAAGAGAGGAAACACCTATGATGATTTCCTCGCAAATATGATCTGGCCGGAGCGCGAGCGGTGGGAGAACAACTGCGTCGTTGATTTCACGATCCGATTCATTGCCATGGTAGAACAATGACCTACGGCGTCGCACGCGCAGCCACCTCTCCGGAACTCGCTTTATATCGCACGCCGGGTAAACGGACCAAATGGCGCGCGGCGATCTTCCAGCCAACCGTCGTCTACACCGCCCGGATCAATCAGACCTTCAGCAGCTGGGATGGGGTGCTCTCGATCACCTACGACACGGGCAGCGGGTCCCTGCCGGGAGTCCTGCCGGATATGACCCTGCTGATCGGCTCGAGCGCAGGCGCGCACGACATCGGGATCGTGCGCATTCGCGCCTCGGACGCCACCCATTTCTATATCGGCGAGACCTCGGATGTGACCTTCGCAGACAACCAGTATCTGACCGTCATCGATGACTTTGGGCTCTGGGCGCGCCACGTCCTGATCAGCGCCGGCGTGTCCTACATGGATGGCGGCATCGCCTATTCCGATCAGCACGCCAATCCGGACCCAACGCCGATCATGGGTTCGAACCGGGTGTTGAAACTCACAGGCGCCAGTGTCTCTGCTCAATTCGATGGGTCCGCTTCCTATGTGGTCGGCGGGCTCTCCTCCATTTCTTCCTATGCGTGGCAATGCGGGACAGCTAGCTCGTCCAGCGGCACCACGACCGCTACGCCGACCTTTACATTTAATTCAGTCGGCTGTCACCTGGTGTACCTAGTCGTGACGGCTGCCAACGGCAAATCGTATTACGGGGTCCGCTATGTGTTCGTGTGGAATGACGACAATCCCCTGCCCCGCGCGCAGATCGGCACGCCTCGCCAGGATGTAGAAACCGGTGGCTGGGAATTCGAGCTGACACTGCTTGACGATTGTGACGTGGACACCATCCGTGATCACACACTTGTGATCCTGGTCAACGAGGATCAGTTCGGGTCCACACAGTCGGATATCGGACCGGTGGCTGGCGCCGAGAACATTGAGGTGGAGGGCTGGATCGCCCGGGAGTCGATCAATTGGAACCCGGAGCAGGGCTTCGTGCGCTTCACCGCCTATACCGCGCACTACTGGTTCGGGCAGATCCCGGCATTCCCTGACGGCGTGGAGTTCACGACCGCCACGCCCAGCGCCTGGACCGAGTTCCAGGACCTGACGGTTCCCAAGGGCGTTTGGCACTTCATCCACTGGCGCACCACTGCGACGAGGATCATGGATGTCTTCCTGCCGGATGACACCAAATACACCAAAGAAGTGTCAAGTCTCGCATCCAATCTCTGGGAGCAGATCCGGGAGATGGCATTCCTGCAGATCTACGCGCGCGCCGGCGTGAATGCCTGGAACCAGCTGTCCATTCAGGTGCATCCCCAGCTGGTACCGTATGCGAGTCGCACCTGGGCCACCGTCATGACCATCACCAAAGCGGACTGGCAGGGCGAGATCGACTTCGAACGGATCACAAAACCCGAATGCGCGGTCGTGTCTCTTTCGGGCGTCGCGATCAATGCCAGCGGGGTTGGCGCCTCCTACTTCTCCCTGTCCCCCGGGCACGCCTATCCCCATTATGGCTCGATCGACGTGCAGGACAAGCTGCTGGTCTCCGGTCAGTCGCAGGCAAATCAATTAGCCGGCTTATATCGCGGCTGGCGCAATAACCAATTCCCGGAGATCACGATCTCCCTCGCGGCAGACATCCGCCTGATCGACTGCTTCCCGAACTCCAAGTGCGCGATCACGATCGATGCCGCCGATACGCCGCGCGGCATTGCCTACAGCGGCAACCTGATCCCCACTGCCGTTTCCATCGTAACGGACCCGGAGACCGGCTACGTCCACCGGGAGGTGACTTTCGAAGCGGAAACCTTTGAGCTCATCACGCAGAATGGCGATATCCCCGGTGGGCGCGCGGATACCTCCGTCCCGCCGACTCCCTCTTTCCCTCCCCTGCCGGACTTCCCGGTCATCCTGCCGGGTGGGATCGACCTGTCGCCAAACGGGGCAGTCGCCGTGATCACCCACGATACCAGCAAGGGACTGATCTATACAGAGAACTTCGACGCCACATCACCCTCCTGGCGCGCGGTCAATGCCGGACTGACCGCGGCCCAATACCAGGCGATCAATAAGATCGTGATCGCTCCGAACGGAGCGATCTATGTCGCTTACAAAGCTCCCCTCGCGTCCTCTGGAGATCAATTCATTGCTTACGCTCCCTCGATCGGCGGAACGTTCACAATTCTCGAGGATCTCACTTCCATCGCGGCAAAATTACCCGGTAATACTGCCTGGGGAGTTTGCGCGCTTGGAGTAAATCCGCTTAACGGACAGGTCGGTTATGTGATCTT